TTTTTTTTTTTTTTTTTTTAATTTTTTTCTATATTTTTTTTTTTTTTTCATACTTTTTTTTTTTTTCAAATTCCATTTTTCCAATATAATTTTCAACATTAGAACTATTACCTAAAGAAGTAGTAATATCACCATAAATTTCTCTATTTGGTTTGAAAATAACATTTTTTTTTATTTTTTCATAATGTTTTATTAGTATAAATGGTGGTAAAGGTGGGGGAGGAGGTAATTTAAAATTACTCATTTTATATATATAAACTTTTATATAAAATATTTTTATATATAAAATATAAATGATAAAATTTGATTCTTCATTTAATAAAATAGAAAATTTTAAATTAAATGATTTTAATTTAAAAAAAATTATTGGAAATAAAGGAAAATATATTCCATGTAAAAATACTTGTGATTTAAAATTTAAATATATTGATGAAAATATTGATGATTTAAAAATATCCCAAGATAATGATAAAAATGTTATTAAAATAGAATCAAATTCATATTTTAATACAGATAATTTTATAATAAATTTTAATTTAGAAGATTATTATTTAAAATATATTTTAATATCAAAAACATATCATTTTTATAATGATATAAATACTGATAATAATTCAAATCAGCCTGGTGAATTTATAGAAATATTCTTTTTTCATGAAACAAAAAATGAAGAAAAAAAATTAGCAATGTCTTTAATAGTTTCTAATAGAGCGGGTATAGGAAAAAATGATGTTAATGGTAGTGAACTTACTGCTTTTTTTCAATCAATTAAAACAAATCTTAATTTTAAAACTGAAATAAGTGGAATGAATTATTCTATATTAAATTTATTTAGAACGACTACGAATGGTGCATTTGGAAATTCATTTTATACTTATAAAAATGGAAAATTTATATATGATTTTAATGATAAAAATTATATATGTGAAAAAAAAATAAACACAGTTATTTTGTTTAAAGATATTTTTTATTGTGATTCAAAAGATGATTTATTGAAAGATTTATTTCCAAATAATAATATATATAATAATTCTAATTCTAAAAATAAAGTGAACAATATTTCAATTAATTTAACAGGTAGTTTAGATCTAAATGGTAAGAATTTAAAAAAAGATTATGATTTAATTGATTGTCAAGAATATACGGGATTAGAAGATTCTATAACTGAAAATGATAATATTGTTGTCAATAAAAATAAATTAACCAAAAAACAAGATAGTGTAGTAAATTATATAATTACAAATATTTCTAAATATAAATGGTATATTATAACATTTATATTAATTATTATACAAGTGATATTATATTACAAATTTTTAAAATATATTTATTTAAAATATAATCCATTTGAAAATTAGTTATAGTGATTTGGCATTATGTGTAATACATTTATTTGATTTATAATTACTTTTATCTGTTACTTTATTATAATTAAAATCTTTTATACTTCCGACAGTAGATTCTTCCAATGTTACTGGGAAAATATTGTATTTTTTTAAAATACTATTATCATTTATACTAACATTTGATTTATACTGTTCTATCATTCCCGAATTATTGTTATAAAGATTAAATAATTTAAAGGTTACTAAAATTGAAAAAACACCTAATAATGGATTTAATGTAAATATACTTAAAATAATAATAGCGATTAATACTTTTCCAATAACATTTTCAAATATTAATGAATAATTTGAATTAACTTGTAGTGGAGCAATAAATAATCCTACCATTATAATAAATAAAACAATTTCTAAAGTATTATTAAATTTTAACATATTCTTCTTTTTCATTATATAATTTAATAATATATTTTAATTTATATAAATTGAAATATATATATAATTAAAATTATTAAAAACATATTAATTCATTGTATAATGACAACATATTTAGGATACAAAGGATATACTTTGTATAAAAAACAATTAACATTAAATGAACAAAATACTATAAAAAAGGATTTAACTATTAAACCATATGTTCCTAAAAATTCAATGATAAAAGTTAAAAGTTTTCCAGTATTCAGAGAATCACAAAAAAAAATTTATGTTCCAAGATTTTATGGATATGAAAATTATGGAAATCCAAATGAAATAAGAATTGATGATGGTAAAAATATTGAATTAAAATTTAATGGAACACTTCGTGACTATCAAAAACCAATTGTTGATAAATTCTTAAAACACGCTAAAAAATATGGATGTGGTTTATTAGAAATTCATACAGGCGGGGGAAAAACGGTTCTTGCTTTGGATATTTTATCAAAATTACAAAAAAAAACGTTAATTATTGTTCATAAAGAATTTTTATTAAGACAGTGGAAAGAGAGAATTGAAGAATTTTTACCCAATGCTAAAATAGGAAGAATTCAAGGAAATATTATTGATATTGAAAATAAAGATATTGTAATTGGTATGTTACAATCTTTATCTATGAAAGAATATTCACAAAATATTTTTAAAAGCTTCGGTTTCACTATTTTCGATGAATGTTTTCCATATAATCAACATATACATACAGATAATGGTCCAATTAAAATAGGAACTTTATATCAAAAATGGAAAAATAATGAAATATTGCCTAAAATACTAAGTTTTAATAGAAAAACAAAACTTTTTGAATATAAAAAAATGACGTATGCATGGAGAAAAGAGCGTGAAGATTTAATCAAAATTAAATTATCAAAAAAAGTAATAAATTGCACTCCTGAACATAAAATTTTAACTACAAAAGGTTATATTGAAGCAAATAAATTAAATGAAGGTGATTTAATTATATGTAAATATGATAAAAATCATATTGATAATATAATCACACCTGCTCTAAATAATGAACAACTCCAACTAGTATATGGTTCATATTTAGGAGATGGAAATATTGATATAACAAAAAAAAATAGATATAGATTGAGAGTATTACATTGTGAAAAACAAAAAGAATATTGCGAATGGAAAGCAAAAATGTTTAATATCAATAAACTAAATTATATTGAAAAAAATGGATATTCACAAAAACCCGCATATTATTTTCAAACAAAAATTTTTGATTTGGAGGATAAGATACCAAAAAACACTAAATATGTCCCCGATTGGTTAATAGATAAAATAGATGAAAAAGGAATTGCTGTATGGTATATGGATGATGGTAGTATTATGAAACGAAAATTAAAAGATGGCACTATTAGTAATTATATATCAATTCATTCAAATAATTTTGATTATGAAATGCATCAAAAATTCGTTAAAAAATTCAATGAGTATGGAATTGAAAGTTCTATACATAAAAGTAGAGAAAAATACTATTATTTAATGTTTAATAAAGAAAACACATTTAAATTATTAAATTTAATATCTCCATATATTCATTCATCAATGAAATATAAAATAGATTTAAAATTAAGTAGTAGCATTTGTAATCATAAATGGAAAAATGAATTTTTAAATTATGGTTTATTAAAGGTAACTAGTATAAATTATTTTAAAAATGAAGGAGCAAATAATTGTAAAAAACCATATGTTTATGATATAGAAGTTGAAGATAATCATAATTTTATATTAGGAACAAAAAGAGATAACAAACAAAAAAATTATATTGATGGACCAGTAGTTTCTAATTGTCATCATATGTTAGCTGAAGTTTTTTCAAAAGCGTTATTTAAAATTGTTACTAAATATATGTTAGGTCTTAGTGCTACAATGGAAAGAAAAGATGGATTAACCAAAGTTTTTAAATTATTTATTGGGGATATTGTAGTAAAAAAAGAAAGACCAATTCAAGATAATGTTACAGTTAAATCAATCCAATATACTAATAATGATGAAAAATATTCTGAAACTGAATACAACTTTCGTGGACAAACACATTATTCTCGTATGATAAAAAAATTATGCGAATTTAAACCACGAAGAGATTTTATTTTAAAAGTTCTTTCAAAAATATTAAAAGATAATTTAGAACAACAAATTATGATTATTGGACATAATAAAAGTATATTAATTTATTTACATAATGAAATTAAAAATAATGAAATTGCGTCTGTTGGATATTATATGGGAGGAATGAAAGAAAAAGACCTTAAAGAAAGCGAAAGTAAAAAAGTAATTATTGCAACATATGCAATGGCTGAAGAAGGTTTAGATATTAAATCATTATCTACACTTTTAATGGCATCGCCTAAAGTAGATGTAACCCAAGCCGTTGGAAGAATTTTGAGAAAAGCCGATGGAGAAAAATTAATTATTGATATTGTTGACCAACATCCTATTTTTGAAAGACATTGGAAAAAAAGAAAAACTTGGTATAATAAAAGATTTTTTACTGTATTAAGAACAAATAATACCGATTTTAATAAAGATATTTGGACAGATATTAGTAAAAAATCTGTTAAAAATAAAAAAAATACTATGAAAAAAAATAAAAATAAAAAAAAAATAACTAATAAAAATAATTATGGCGTAAAATATTTATTAGGTGATTAATTATTTTGCCCTAGCTCTCGCTTTTCTTCTTTTAGCCTTTAAACGACGAACACGTTTTTTTTTCCATTTCCATCTAAATCTGGCTCTTGCTTTTTTATATGGACATTGTTTACTCATTTATATAAAATTATTTAATATTTTTATATAAATTATTTAATAATATTTTTATTCTAAAACAGTTGTTTCAAATAACTTTGATGTAACTAAATATGGATCCATATTTGAACTCGGTCTTCTATCTTCATAATATCCGCATTTGTTTTTATATACGTCATTTCCTATTCTTACTGAAGAACCTCTATCTGCAACACCATAACTAAATTTATCAAAACTTGCTGTTTCGTGTTTACCTGTCATTCTTAAATGATTATCAGAACCATAAACTTCCATATGTTCTTTATGTTTTAATCTTAATTTTTCCATATGTTCATACATTATATCCAATCCTGTTTTATTTTCAAAACCTTCTCTAGTGCTTATTGTTGAATAATTTGTATGACACCCTGAACCGTTCCAATCACCGCTAAGTGGTTTTGGATGAAAATTAATATTATAATCATATTTTTCAGCAGTTCTCATTAAAATATATCTTGACATCCATAATTGATCGCCTGAATTAATACCAACACACGGACCAATTTGATATTCCCATTGTCCAGGCGCAACTTCTGCATTTATTCCACTAATTTGTAATTTTGCATATATACAATTTTTTAAATGTTCTTCTAAAAGATCTCTACCAAACGCATTATTTGAACCTACGCCGCAATAATATTGACCTTGTTTTTTTGGACCACCATTTAATTCATCTGATACAAATCCTAAAACACGATGGGGATATATTCTATTATCATGTATGAAAAACTCTTGTTCAATACCATACCACGGTTCTTCTGTTTTATTTTTTTCAAAAATTTTATTTGCTTTTACTCTATGATTATTTAAAAGTGGTTCACCAGAAGGTTTATAACTATCACATAAAACTAAAACACTTGCCTCTTTTCTAAAAGGACACGGACAAACAAATTTTGGTTTAATAATTACTTCTGAATCATCTCCACTTGCCTGACCAGTTGAACTACCATCATAATTCCAATCAGGTAAATTGTTTATTTCAATACAATTATGATTTAAATCTAAATCATGTAATACCCTCGATTTTGAACGAAGTTCACTATTTCCACCTAACCATATATATTCTGCAATTACTACCATTTTTTTTAATTTGTTATTTTTTATTTAAATTATTTTTATATTGTATTATACGCTAATAATAATAATTCTTCCGTTTCTTTCAAATTAATACAAGAATCTGTTATACTGACGCCTTTTTTTAAAATTATATTTCCTAATACTTGTTTACCCTCATTAATATTAGATTCAATCATTATACCCAAAATATTTTTAAATTTATTCATAGAATTTAAAATACTTTTTAAAACCTTTGTCTGATTTTTATAATTCTTTTGTGAATTTCCGTGGGAACAATCTACCATAATAAAAGTATTTAAATTTTTTTCTTCTAATATTAATGTCATTTCAAGCAAATGTTCATATGAATAATTTGGTGTGATTTTACTTCCTCGCAAAATTGCGTGACAATATTTATTGCCCTTTGTTGTGCATATTGACGGATCCCCAATTGTATTAATACCCATAAAACAATGTGGAAAACTTGCAGAAAGAATCGCATCTCTTGCAATAATTTTATTTCCATCAGTTCCATTTTTAAATCCAACAGGCATCGATAACCCAGAAACCATTTGACGATGAACCTGGCTTTCTGTGGTTCTAGCACCAACCGCACCCCAAGAAATTAAATCACATATATATTGCGGTGTAATAGTATCTAATACTTCATAACCACACGGTAAACCTATGGAATTTAAGTCTAATAAAAGTTTTCTCGCCATCATTAATCCTTTATTCACATTAAAACTATTATTTAAATCCGGATCATTTATTAATCCTTTCCATCCAACAGTTGTTCTTGGTTTTTCAAAATATACACGCATTACTATCAATATTTTATCTTTTACTTCATCTGCTATTTTTTTTAATGATTTACCATATTCCAATGCTTCTTTGGTGTTATGTATTGAACACGGGCCAACAATAAATAGTTTTTTTTTTGATTTACCCGTTAAAATATCTTGAATTTCTCTCCTTGTATGTTCAACTAAATCAATAATATCTTCTGTTATTGGTATCATATCACATAAAACATTTGGTTTAATTAATGGTCGAAATTCTTTAATATTTATATTATTCATATTTTATATAATAATATAAATATATTTTTAAATAAAAATTAAACAATTTAAAAAATTTCTACTTTAAATATCATAAATGGAAAATAATTGTGATTTTTGTGATAACAAAAACAATTGTCAAGAGAAAAAAAATATTTTATAAGATACATTAAAATGGCATGGTATTCATTTATTAATTTGTTCTGGAACATCGGAAGAACCAGATGGTTGGAAAGAAGGACGATTGGAAAACGAATTAATTACTAAGCAAATATCTTGTCAAATTACGAGTAGTCCCAAATGTTTTAGGACCATAACCGCTATAATCTTTTAATCCTTCTCCTGTATATTTTTTATAATTTTCTTGAAATAAATTAGCCAACATCATTGTATGTGTAACAAATTGTATTTTATTATTCCAAGAAAGTATGGGATTACAAATTTCTTTTGATAATCCTGGTAATTCTTTTGGAATTTGAAATCTAAAAATTTCATCTTTTGTAAATTCGCATTTTTCAATATCACCTGATAATATTGCGTCAATACATTTTCTTGTATTTTTTATACTAATACGATTCCCAACACCATATCCACCACCTATCCACCCAGTATTAACTAAATAAACATTACTATCGTGTTCATTTAATTTTTTTTCAAATAATTCTGCATATTTTGATGGATGAAGAGTTAAAAAAGCTTCGCCAAAACATGCCGAAAATGTTGCTTTTGGTTCTGTTATTCCTATTTCTGTTCCAGCAACTTTTGATGTATAACCACTTAGAAAATGATACATTGCTTGACCAGAAGATAATTTTGAAATTGGTGGTAATACACCATATGCATCGCACGTTAAAAATATTATATTTTTTGGATGTGTTGCTTTTTGCGGTTTATGAAAATTTTCTATATGATAAATTGGATAACTTACTCTACCATTTTCTGTTTTAGATATATTTTCATAATCATGTGTTTTATCTTCATTTTGATATACATTTTCTAGTAATGCATTTTTTCTAATTGCTTTATAAATATCTGGTTCATTTTCTTCAGACAAATTAATAGTTTTAGCATAACATCCGCCTTCCAAATTAAATATCCCGTCTTCATCCCACCCGTGTTCATCATCTCCTATTAATTTTCTTTCTGGGTCAGCAGACAAAGTTGTTTTTCCTGTTCCACTTAATCCAAAAAACAATGCTGTATCACCTTTTTTTCCAATATTAGCAGAACAATGCATTGACATTACATTATTTAATGGTAGCCAATAATTCATTAAACTAAAAATTCCTTTTTTATTTTCTCCTCCATACCAAGTACCTAAAATAACAGCTACTTTTTTTTCTATGTTAAATGCTATTGCTACATCTGAATTTAAATTTTGTTTTTTCCAATCTTTATTTATAATTGCACAAGCATTTATTATAGTAAAATCAGGATTAAAATCCTTTATTTCTTCTTTATTTTTAGGTCTTATAAACATATTTGAAACAAAATGCTGTTGCCAAGCTAATTCGTGAATAAATCTAACCTTTTTTTGACTTTTTAAACTAGCTCCACAATATCCATCAAAAACATAAAATTCATTTAAACTGTTAAAATGATTTATTGATTTATTATACAAATCATTAAAAATTTCCGGTTTTATTTCTTTATTTACATTACCCCACCATATGTTTTTTTCTGTGTTTGTACCAATATTTTTTACTATCCATTTATCATTAGGCGACCTACCTGTAAATTTACCCGTATCAATTGAAAATGTATCACCATATTTACATTTCATTATAGAACCTTCTTTATTTCTTACTTCATGTTTAAATAATTCTGAATAAGATAAATTATGATGTATTATTTCTGGATTAGTTATTCCCAATTTATTTAATCCTAAATCATTACAAATAGTGCTTAGTAATCTTGGGTTAAATAAATATTTGTTTGAATTTATTTTTTTTAAAAAAAACATATTATAATTATTAAATATAATTAAAATATATCTAAATAAGTTATTTAGATATATTTTAATTTAAATAATTAAAAATGTTTTTATCATGTTTTTATAATTATAATGACAAAATGTTAAAACAAGGTATTAAATCTTTAGAAGAGGCTATTTATAAGGATGATTATTGCTATATGATTGATATTGTAAAATATACAAAAGGACTTCATTTAAATTATATTTTTAAAACTACGCTTTTAAAAAATAAAAATTATAAAATGTCGTTAATTAATTTTGCTTGTAGATGTAATAGTGTTAAATGTATTAAATTATTAATTAAAAATAATGTAAATATTAATATTTATGATGATTATGGTTGGCTTCCAATACATTATGCTTCAGTATATCACGAACAATATGATAATAAAGCTTTAAATATTATTTTATCGTGTGATGATGTTAATTTAGATTTAAAAACAATTAATGGCGAAAAAGTTTTTTTCAATAATATAAAATTTAATACAAAAAATAAAACAGCATTTCAATTAGCAAACCATTTTCTTTGTTATGGATCATGTAAATCAATTGAAGATTTTTATAAAAATAAAAAATTTTTAAAAAAAAAAATTAAAAAAAATAAAGCATTACCTGTTGCAAAAATGGCAATACCATATAAAAAAACAACCTCCTATTCCAATTGTTAAATCATAAATTAAAAGGTTTGTTTTATTAAAAATAAAAAAAAACAATAAAATATAAAAGAAATCTAGTAAATTAATATAAATATTATGAATAAAACAAATGGAATATATATTGATGGTGAAAATATATCACCAAAATTATTTAATCTAATTAAAAGTACAATAAAAATTTTTGGAAAAATAAATTATATTAAAATTTATGTTAAAAAAAATACGGTTGAATATAAAAATTGGTATAAATATTCTAATAATAATAAAATTACAAAAATTATAAAATGTCAAAATAAGATACAGAAAGATTATATTGATTCAATATTAATTCAACAAATAAAAGGTGATTTAAAAAAAAAAAATATTAATTCTTTTTTTATAATATCATCTGATAAAATATTTAAAAAAACATTAAAAACTATTGTTGAAAATAAAAAAAAAATATTTTTTTTGTTAGTCAAAATAAATCAACAA